TCCAGGTTAGCGGTGTAGGTCCCAGCCTCCGCCTGAAAAAACGATTTTACGTTTGGATCCAGAATGTCTGCTGGTGATATATAACTCATGTTTGCGCCTCCCGGATAGCTGTGCGAATGGCCCTATTAATCCGCATCTGGTGAGGGATCCAGCCAGACTCTAAAGCCCTGGCCGGAAAATCATTTGGCTCTACCGCGTCTACCCAGTGGCCGCGCGAAAACGAAAAACGTCCGGTAGACGGATCAACCCAACGCAAAGCCTCTTTCTGCCTGGGTTTTATAAAAAGTTTATCGCGGCCAGTGACCACGTAAACTGCGTGTGGAGCCATGGTACCATCAACGTAAACTCGGCCAGACAATCCTCCAACACTCTCGGTGTCTACAGATTGGTGGATGGCGTGGGAGGTAGATCGTGATACACCGCCAGGTACATCTATCGGCGCAGATTCATATTCTGCGCGCGTCTGAGCCCTGGGGGCCGCATCAACCATACGCTCCTTAAAATCCTCCAGGGAGTTTAGCATCGCAATTTTAAGATGCCTAGAAACCATGCCAGGAGTTTTCTCCATGGCATCGATTAAATCTGTTGCAGCATCTATATCAAGTGCAACACGCATGATTTACTCGCCCCGGCGAAGCTTTTCCAGGTAGGCGGCGGCCTGAGGGCTAGACATATATTTTTCCGGCTGGACCAGGCGCTTGCTGAGAACAATGGGTTTTGTTTCTTCCTTATTGTTTTCAGCACCCTGGTTTGTTGTTTTGGTATCATCATCGGGATCTTTGTCGGCTGTCTGTTCTTCCGGTTTTGTTTCGGCGACATCGACCGCGGCGGCGGGAGAGGCGGGAGCTGCAGCGCCATCAGTTGGTTTGGTTTCTTTTTCAGGGTCTTTATTAGTGTTGTTTCTCGCCATGATTTTCTCCAAGAGCACGACCGAGTCATCCCGGTCGCGCGCAGGTTTTTTTTGGAATCGTTTGTTTTCAATCCACGCGCCCCTTGATGGGCGCTAAAATTACCGATGAAAATTACCCTCCAGCACCGCCAGAATCGACCCGGCAGCGGTGGCGTCGTTAGTTGTGAGTGTGATTCGAGTGTTTGCTGCAGCGTCCTCCGGAATAGGTAGACGAACCAGCGTACTTCCCGCCGCGAACGTGGTAGCTCCATCAGCCGTATAAATTTTCCGGAAATGCTCGACAAATCCGGAGGCCGAAGCGGAGGAGGATTCGAGGGCGATCGTAAATATTTTTTCATCAGCCAGGCTGATCTCTTCAGCCACGATTACAGCTGCCTCCAGCTGCCCGTCCTGCCCGCCGGCTCCTGTTTTTAACGCAGGGGTGCTGGCGGAGGTATTTGCGGGGACATCCATGCTTTTTGTGTAGTAACCATTGGCGTCATGCAGACGCCCAGAAATATTAAACGACATTTTCCATCCTCCTACGGCAGGGTAACAAACGGCTCTGCCGCTTTTAGCATTTTGTGACTGGTGACGATTTTCCGTTCGTACCACATTGTGATCATCTTGCCGACGTCCTTAGTGTTACTGGATGTACGCGTGACCGACTCCCCGTACGCAGCTTCCAGGGCTGTGCGCAAAAAAGGGCTCATGATGAGTACAGTGCGTCCACCAGTGTCCGGATAAACTTTTTCGATCATGTCGTTCATCTGCTTTTTGGTTGGCAGGTGAGTATCATCAATGTTGACGATCGCTGCCACCTGTTTGGCAGGATTTGCAACCACGGCCGCCAGCATGGTACGCATCTCAAACATCCAACCAGTCACGCCAGCTGAGTTTTCGCACCGGTTACCGCCATACAAAGGAGCCAGAGACATCAGCCGATTCGCCTGCGTTGCGTTAGGGTTGATCGCCAGCCCGCATTCATCGTCCTCAAACCGGATTGCCAAGACAGAAAAACAATTGTCTCCGGAGGTTTTTGTAGTGCCCTCTGCGTTGCCAGCAGCAATAGCTGCTGATTCCCAGACGTTATATACCAGGGAGTATTCCAGGCTGTTTCCGGTCGCTGCCAGAATTTTTGGAAAACGGCGGTTTATAAATTGCTCCAAAGAGCCGCCAGCTACCGCCAGGACTTTGTCTTCAGAGACAAAGATTTTGCCTCCAATGATCTGCAGATCCACTGATTCCAAGTCGGAATCAAAAGACATTGTGCTAGGGACTGCGTCCAAGTCGCGCGGCTCACCACCAACAACATCTGTCACTACTCCATATTTATGCGCAAGGGTTTGGTTTGATTCAAAAACCTCCACCTCCTGCAGGATGTTTGACGCTACCGTCAGGTCGTCTACGAGCGCTATCTGCGCATCGCCCATTGTTGCAGCCATTTCTTTAAACAGCATTATATTTCTCCTTCCATGATGCTTTTGCCCAGGTTAAAAGGTTGTTTTCCGCCGGAAGGAGGTGATGTGCCGTTGCCAGGCTTGAGTTCAGCTCCAAAAAAATCAGCCTGGTCTTTTTTATATCCCGTAACAGCCTCATCCAAAGATTTGCCGTCGTAGCTCCACTCGCCAGTCTCCTCGTCAAGAGTCGCTTTGTCGGTGATGTCCCGCACAGCAAAACGGTCAAACCGTTGGTTTATGCCAGCCTTTTTAAGGGCGTCCGCAACAGCAATGTCGCGGTCTTTTTTGTAGAGAGAGAGTTTATCGGCAGCAGCAGTGGCCTTGATTTCCTGCAGCTCACGAGCTGTCTTATCAAGATCTTTTTGCAGCTGTTTTACAGTACGATCAGACTCACTTGCCTTTCCGGTGGTTTTTTCCAGGTGTTCGTCGAGGATGTCTTCGAGATCCCGTTCTGATTTTTCATCAGGAATCTCAATCGCCAGTTTTTCGGCAATTTTTTTCAAATTACCTTCAGCGGCCTGCGCACGCTTGCGTTGCTTCTGCGACTCTCTTACCTCAGAGTCGTATTTTCCAGCCTTAGAATTGAGATCTTTAAACTCAGCGGTGATCTCCGCCTGGACCTCTAATCTATCAGCGTCGGTGGACGCCGACAAAAGCTTAGCGAGCAGTTCTTTGATTTTATTATCCACGGTGACTCCTGTTTACGATGTCTGCCAGCAAGCTGCTGGGCCTTTGATCGTAAATTAGGAGTTGTGGATTTTTTCCGCAGGAATAATATTAGAACTCTAGCGGAGGGTGGAGTTCCTCAACGCTAGGCATAGGGGAGATAGGGCTGGAGGTGATGATATCCGCCTGACAAAGGTTTGTCAGGGTGTTTTCCAGATCCATCATAAAGCCACGAGGATCACTAAAACGTATCTCTCGGGCTATAGGGTGGATGGTGTCAAACGAGGATTGCCACATGCCGGATGATCGCGCGAGGCGCACCGCTGTTTTTATCGTTGTTTGGGGGATAGAGATAATCTCATCTGAGTTCACGGGATATTGCTCAATCACATCTCCATCACGCCAATCTAACGAGGCTATCTGCATGCCGGTTGGTTTATGTTGGATAGTGATTTTCATTCAAAATTCTCCCGTCAAAAGTGCCCGGGTTATCAAAAAGTGTTCCGGATCCTCTAATATAAATTTTTCTGGTGTTGTAAACAAATACCTCACCCCCTCAGTAAAAACCTCCTCTCCCATTAGGGTGTCTGAAAACAAATACTCTCCAGACGGAGCTAGCCGGTATTCGCCCTCGTATAGTCGTCCCGGATATTCTTGCAAAAATCCAGCGTCCGCCTCAAAAAACGAATCTTTCTCCTTTCTGTACCCGTATTTTGTTTTCCGAAAAATTACAACATCTTTTTTTACAATCTTTTTGGTTCTCTGGCGCAAAAAATCTGCAGTGACGGAAAAACTGTCCATCATCCGCTCTGTGGGCAGGCTTTGTTGGATGTGATGCGTGTACTCATGGATTAAAGCGTCCGCTGCACCGCTCCATTTTATATTACCACGAGCGTAGGAGCTTGTTTCAGCGGATCCGGAATATGATATTTTTTTTATCCGTTTGGTCGGTTTCATTTCACCGCTGAGGTTTTGCCGCAAAAAAAACTCAACCGCAGGGATGTTTTTAGCGTATAGCTCGACACTCTCATCCGCCACGGCGACCAGGTCCTGTATTTTTGTTTTGTAGTTTCCCAGCCCTAGTTTTTTTAGTAGGCCATCCTCCTCAATCGCCTGCGCTATCTGCACCTGCAACGCGCGAGAGATTGCCAATTTACCATCAGCGGTCAGAGATGTTTTTACTCGGTTGTATTCCGATATTTGCCCGGAAAAGGTGCGTTTTCGTGCGACTCTCAGGGCTAGTTTATCATCAGCTCTGGGCACTGGTCCACCATCACCAAACATATCTGCAAACCGGCCTCTAGTGTAGGCGACCGGCGGCACTTTACGCAGCACATGCTGCAGGTCTGATTTTCCCGCGGCGAGTATCTCAGAGGCGTTTTTGGGTTCAAACATTCGTTTGCCTGGGTTCATCGCCGAAACGTCTCTGAGCGCGTCCGCGGCGCCGTAAAAATGCACCCTGGCGATTTGTGTGGCCGGGCTGGCAAAAGAAGGGTAGGAATAGAGAGCTGGCATCGTACCGGTTTTTAACGCCTCCAGCTGGCCTGCTGACATAACCTGTTTCATATTTTTTTTACCGCCAGCAAGATCTTTTTTTAGGGTGGTAAAAAATCCGCCGTTTATATCGGCGTTGGACTGCTCCATCTGGTCAGCGCCATAGATTGGCATGAGGCGGCTCTGACCAAACGGATGGATTGGCAATACTGGTGCGTTTTTTTTTGAGTAAACACCCTCTCCGAGGCCGCAGTTTGACCGGGCTATGATGTCGCATATGTCATAGATCTCATGGAGAGGAGATAGTTTAAACCTAAATCCCACGCAAAGTGGATCGTTAGCAACACGGGTCATGCGCCCCAGGTGGGCGGCTCTCTCGGTCTCTGTGTAGGCAATGCGTTTGGCAAAAAAACGGGTTTTCTCTTCGATTGCGGTGCGCATTGCTTCATCCAATTTTTGTTTGGAGCCTTTTTCTACAGCATCCAGCAACTCATTGTAAGCTGCACGCAGCGGACTAGTGCGCCTCTGGTTTATGTAGCGGCGCATTTTGGCGGTGATCTTGTCCACGTTCGGCAATTTCTTTCCGTTGATCTTTGCCTGCGCCAGCGCCTCCAGTTGTTTGTTGACCTCCTGTTTTTTAACCAGGTTTAGATCCTGGAATCCGCCATTTTTACCTTTGATGCGTTTGCCAAAAACGACCTTTGTGCCATAGCCGTAGCCCTCGTAGAGATCAAGAGCCAGTTCTTCCACGATCTCCTTTTGAGAGATTGCCCGGGCTACATTGTCCTGGATGGATTTAAGCGTTTCTTTTGATCCGCCTGTAGTCAGCTGTGAGAGAGTAAGACCGGAGCGATCCCAAGGGCGGGAGTTGGTTACATGCTGCAAAGGATCCAGCAGCTGCTCATTGATAGTTATATCAGGATCAAATCCAAATCCGGCCAAGGTAGACCGTACTGTAGCGTCCTGCAGCGTTTTTTTTAGCTGACCATCTATGCCGAGATCCCTAAACGATGATTCCAGGGCTTTTTTAAACGGCATACCTTGATCTTGGTGCCGCCGGAAAACCTCGCCTCTAAACAGGCGGACGCTTTGGTCAATCTTTATATTTGACTCTTGCAGTATCTCCTGATAGCGCTGCCAGGATCTGTACTCACTGAGCCGCATCCTCATCCTCTAGGGGTTGGTCCTGTGATTGGTCATTCATGATCCCCATGCCGGAGATCAAAGACGTTTGGTTTTTCTTTTCCTCATCATACTCCTCCTGGGCTTCCAGGAGCTCTCCTACCGTATCGGATGGGAGCTCGGAAAAATACCTGCTGATTACATTTTTACGCACGCGGGTTTTCACCTCTGGAGCCAAACCCAGAGAGTTACCCAGGACCTCAATCGCTGTGGTCACAAAATCAATCAGATCATCGTCGTTAGAAAAATCCGTGTTGTAGATGATCTCTACGTCTGATTCGATGCCCATGTAGATGCCAATCATTTTAAACATCCAGTTTTCCAGCGCCTCACACTGATGAGCCAGGTACTCAAGAGTCTCGTTTCGGATTGATTTATCCTGTCGTTTTGACTCTCCTGATTCCGCTGCACTAGTACCCCACCAGGAGATTGCGTAATGGAGCATCATATCCTCTATAGTTTTCTCCCGCTCTACCTGCATCAGCGTGGTAGGTTCGGATGGTGGCGCCAGAAATCCAGGCGGATTTTTAGCGTCATTGGGGATGCGCAGGCCTTTTTGAGTACCGATATTAATCTCCGCCTCTTTGATCATATCAACGGTACCGTCTGCTCTTTTTTTTATATCCGCCCTTGGTTTGGACATATCCTCCGGTCCGTAAAAAACCGGAAACGCTGTGTCCCGGCAATTAGCGTCGATCCATGAGGTGAGGTTGTAGATTCGTTTGCATCCCTGCAGGGCGTAGTTGTAGCGACTCTCAGGGAGCGCGGAAGATATGTCCTCGTCCACTCCCATAAACGCATAGATGGGGACAAAACCTAAATCATTGCTTCGATCCTCGTATTTCGTTTTGATTTTGATGAGATCCATGCCTGCGGAATACTCTCCCAGGGGGCACGATAGATAGCGGTCTGTTGTGTAAACCCGAGCCACGTCAATTAAACGCCCTCTCTCATCTGTAGATTTGTCGCTCCAAACAAAACGCTCTATATGGCCTCTGCTGGATAGTATCAGATCTATTTTATTACGAGGTTTAACCTGATAAAAATACGGCAACAGGCCTGCAGTGGCTAACTCTGAGCGCAGCTTTCCAGCCACCACCTCCTCTGGATGGTTTTCGGCGACAATAAAACAGCAGCCAAACAGGTCGGCTGATCTTAAAAACCGAGGCATCTTAACCTGCAGGGGCGTCTCCGGCATACCTGAGTCTACGTTTTTGGACCAGTCCTCTAAAAACTCATTGCCGTTAAAATTCCGGGTGGGTGGATCCCGAAAAATCGGGCGAACAGTATTGTGGTCAACTAGCAAGCGTAAAAACGGCGGAAACTGGCCTAGATATTGACGCTTTATATAGGCATCATCCTCCTCTCTGGGGTGGCGGACGAGCCCTGTATTAACCTTTGGTGAGTACGGGCCAGATACGTTGTAGGCGTATTCCAGATCCAGGTACAGCTCCTTCTTATAAAGGCTGGTATCGTATTCCTTTAAGCTCATAAATCTACTCCCGTCAAATCACATTGCGACATGCTGTCGTTTTTTGTTTTGCTGATCTCAATACCAAAATGCCAACTCTCCTCTGTGCCGTGCTTTAGCTCGTAAACTATTGATGTGGGGGTAACTGTTATCCTAGTTACCATGCGTGTGTATTGGCCAGGATCGGTTTTGAGATAAACGATATCACCAATGTCATGATCTCGCTGATAATACATGTCTGTCACTTTGTCAATCACCATGAGCTCCTTCTTTTGTCATACCAGATTAAAAACTGAACAATCGCATCCATGATGTCATCATGGGCCACCGCGGGAAATTTTACCAGTTGTTTCATGGCTGCGTCCAGCCATATCGCCACCCTCGGAAACCACAGGTCTCCCGCCTCTATACGAGGAGCGACAGAGTTCAGCCGGACCATTTTGGATTTGTCGGGTTTTTTAATCCTGATGATCCCAGGAATTCCGCGCTCTTTAAGCAACTTTATCAGTGCCGGGCCGTTCGCGGCGGCCTCGATCAGTATTCCCTGGGGTTGCCATTTATCCCACAGGCGTAATACATTATCCCGGGATTTTGTTATATCCCACTTTTGATTTATCACGTCCAGCAAATAAACGTTTGATCCCTGCACACCAAAAACGCAGATTGCGGCGTAGTCAACTTTGTCCGGATTTTTAGACTGCTTGTCATCGTCAAAAGGCAGGTCGATGCTAAAATAAATCGGCATGTTGGCGGGGACATCCAGATACCTCTGTATCCACTCACGTTTGATCCTGCCGCCAGACCAGGGGGCAGGACTTTGGCCTAGCTGGCCAGCAGCTTCCAGACTTCCCAGGGTTTCTTCCATGTCGTCAAGCACCTCGTTTGTGTACCTGTCCGGAAACAGCAGGTCATTGACATAGTTATTCTGCAGCTCAGGTGGGTAGACTCGCTCGTATGACTCCGGGTCTCTCAGGCGAGCCGGCAAACAGATAAACTGCCACCGCTCGTGGAATCTGCGGATATGCTCCTGTTTGGCCTCCAGCTCTTCGGGGGTCTCTTGTGAGAGATCCTCTCCCAGCAGCACTCCTGATACGTCCGCCTCATGCAGCCTTTGCTGGATAGCTATGATTACGCCGTATAGCTGGTTGTTAAGACGAGTGGACAAGCCCTTTTTTAGATGATCCACAGCCGCGATACGGGCGGGCTCGGAGGCCGACTCTTTTTGACTTTGTAAATCATCTGCAATGATAAAATCAGCACCTTTGCCCATAACAGTGCCGCCGACGGATGTGGCAAAATAAGCACCGCCTGCGGTGTTTTGAAAATTGACCTTTTGACGCTGTGATTTATCCAGAACTACTGGCACTCGTTTAATCCCTCTATCTATACCAGGGACATCTCCCCAAAGAGTCTGATACCAGTGTGACTGGATCAGGTTGCGGCATTTGAGGGAGCTATCCATGGTGAGGTCCCTGGAATAGCTGCTGGGGATAAATCTCAGGTAGGGTCTGCGTGTCCAGGCCCAGGCGGGCAGGCAGACACAGGTGATAAATGTTTTGAGAGTCCGCGGCGGAACATTGATCAAAATGTCCTTTGTTTTTTTAACTGGCCTGCCTACTCTGCCATCCCTGTGCATGATTGGGTATCGCTCGACCTCTGCCTGCAGTTGATCACATATGTAGTCGATGTGCCAATTATTTTGAAACTCAGTAGTTGGCTCCAAAATCGAAAAAGCTTTGCGCACAAACTGTTTTAGGTCCGTCTCGTACATCTGACGGCGCTCGAGCATCCTTGCGTAGCGGCGCAGTAAATCCCGGTCAGAGTCGCTCTGAGCGGAATGCAGGACGCGGTTTATCTCAGTGCTGCGTTTAGCCATCGTCGTCCTCATCCATCATCTGTTCCAAGGCTGACAACTGGCCGGAGAGAGGACTTTCAGCGTCTACCTTCTGGCGGACGTTGTGCTCGTGGCTGAGCAGCAGGGTGGTTATCCTGCTGTTGTAGTTTCCCAGGAGGCCGCCCTCCTGCATTACAGTGCGCTGGACGTCACAGAAAAGCTCGTAGGCGAGGCCGAACTCTTTTGATCTGGTTTTTAAATCCTGGAGGCGTCGGCGGGGAAACCCGTAATTTGCGCAAAAACGCTCGATAAACAGGAGGCGGGTCGCTTTTTCCGGATCATCCTCTTTAGCCAAATCAGCTATCCATTTGTATAACTCCCGGGCCAGCTGATCGCCGTATTTTTTTGTGTATTGTTGTTTGGCGCCCACATGTGTAAATGTGGACAGTGGGGATGGTTGCGGGCAGGAATAATATTTTTATTTAAAGTTCAAACACCCGGAACGTGCCGAGGATCTGAAAACTGTGCTCCCCGAACATTGCTTGGGCGCCTATGCGCCAGTAGGAGAGATAGATACCTATGTGGTGAGGTGAGTAAGAGTCAAAAGATGGTTGTTTGGATAAATTAAAAATATCATTGGCGGTATACCTCCCATCGTAAGGCCAGTTATCCTGGTAGCCGTCAGCCACTGACCAACTGCGGATGGAGTATGAATACATAGCAGCTAATTCAAATCCGAATTTATATGTGCCGACACCAAAAAAAACATTATGTTCGTAAAGATCTATTTGGACGCCCCAGATGTCAACCAAATCGACATCAGTTGCGGGATCCAAAAATGCAAACGAATACCCTGATCGCAGCATGACAGGAAAAATGGAAAAATGGTAGGAAAAAAAACCTCCCGGCGATAAAGACTTGCTTGTTTTATTTTCCTTTTTCTGCCCAGGGGTTAAATCCAAATAAATTTTTTGAGTATTTAAAAAACTCGCGCCACCACCAACTTCAAACCCAAAGCGGTGATTTTTGATTTGCGCTGTGATTATTCCTGCGGTGATCAAGATTAAAAAAAATAAACGGCTCATAATTTACCCCCTGTTTTAAAAATAATAAAACGAGGGACGGTAAAAGTAGCAAGGTAGTTTTTTTTGAAAAAAAACAAATCGTTAATCCCTGGTGAGTGATCCACTGGAACCAAATCACCAAATGAACTTAATCATGATACTCTATATATTTTTCGCGAGGCGGATGCGCAAAAAATAAAAAGAGATATCTAAAAAGGTTCTTTTGGTTCCGTTGTTGTTTTTAGCTCAAAAATAAGGAAAAGGTTTAGTTTTTTGAGGTAAAAAAGGTTCCGGAAAAGGTTCCTGCGGAACCAAATTTGGTTCCGCCGCGGAAAAACTAGTGAGAGTTGGTTGAAGATTTAGTCAAATAATCTGATCAGGTACGGAAATAAGCGATAGAATATGATAGTTTAAGCAAAAATAAAGGTTGGGAAGGTGATATAATCTGAAACAATGTGATAGTTTAAATCAGAAATTACAACTGATAATAGTTTTGCTTATCGTTTGATAATTTTTTTGGAGTACGGGCAAAGAATTTCCTTGGATTTTTTGAAGCTTGGATTCCAATTCGCGGCAGTGGTTGGATAAATACTGCAGGGTGAGGGTTAGATCCGGAGTAGGGTCTCCCAGGAGGAGCCAGCGCAGATCACCGCCAGCCCGGCAAAATTCGCGCAGCCCATCTGCGTCTATTGGTTGTTTTGCATTTTCCCAGGCGTTATAGCGGGAGGATGTGCAGTTGAGTTTATCGGCTGCTTGATTTATCGTCAGACTTTGACCTTGACGCCACTCCTGTAGGCGTTTGGACATTGACATTTGCGCACTCCTGGAACTTTTGTAAAATACTATTACGATCCCGGATAGGCAAATGTCAACTTTAAAATTTATCCTTTGTGATTTTATCCAGCGGCTGAGCTCTCGCCAGCGTCAATAAACTTCTGCAATTTTTTAGAGCTAGCGTTTAAATCTTTTTCCAGCTGCTTGCAACGTTCGGTTAGATAGGCTACTGTAGTCGCCAACGCCATTTCCTCCGCGGATTTATGGGGAGGGGGCGCGGATAGAGGTTTAGTCTCTTCTCGGTATGGAGACCCGTCGCCGGAAACTAGCCAGTTTAGGTTTACACCTTCCGCGTAATATTTCTCCAAAATTTCTGGAGAAAAATAGGGTTTGCCCCCCTCGTGCAGTTGGACGGTCCGGAAAGAGATACCGAATTTTGCAGCAAATTTTTTTTGATTTAAGCCAAAATCAGAACGAATAACCTTTAAACGATCAGAAATAGCCTGACCCATAACGCCTCCAGCACATTATAATGGTAATTTCCTATTGCTATGCTCATTATAATGTGTTATATTTAACACTGACGAAACTAAAACAACTCACAACACGGAAAATGTACATGATTGACGCTATTCCGGCAAAAAAAACAGATGATTCAGGGGTTGAGGGGCTGCCGAAGGGTTTTCAATCCTGCGCAAAACGCATTTATCAGAAAGATTTGCCTCTTTTTCAAAAACTTTATCTGGAGCTCAGAGTCGCGTTTCCAGAGGCAGAAATTAGCGAGGCTGAGGTGTTTCATCTCGCTTTAAAATCGTTGGAGGATTCGGGAGGGGCTCTCAGGGCGTACCTATCGCCTGAGGCTTTGCAAAAAATTGAACGCATGGAGAGCGTAGCCAGCTAAACCAGGAAATCACACATCTATGGATATTGAGGCGTTGAAAAAACGATTGCCGGGTTTGGATGATATTATCTCTAGGCTCGGTTTAGCTGCCGGAAACTGGCAGGCGGGGAAAGTCAACCCCTGTTTGTTTGTTGACGAGCATCCAAATCACCCTAAAAAACTGCGAGCCAGGGTTATTAAATCGGCAACAGGGCGGGAGTATTATAAATGCCACTCAGATGAGGATCACCGAGGAGACGCGTTTTGGTTGGTGGGTAAAAAGCTCGGGCTATCGTTTTACGATGCAGCTAAGCTTTTGCGCGACACGTTTGCGCCGGACTTGGCGCAGGCGGATAGTGAGGCGGGGAAAAAATATCAGTTTACCACCGGGAGGGAAACCTCCGGGCCGTTTTACAACAAAGGAGCGTACTGGCAGGCGCATTTTGCATTGGAGGCGATGCGTAACTTCCGGATGCGTAATGGTTCCGGGCCGTTACTGCAGTGGTTCCCGCGGATTGGAGATTTTTCCCACCCGATTTGTGATTACATCGGGTGGAACCGCAAAATGGACTGCCCCACCATACTGGTGGAGCGGGTGGAGGATGGAAAATACTATTGGAACAACGCGATATCCTACCGGCAGCCGTGGGTTCCGGCGGGTAATAAATGGATTTGGCTAAAAAAAGATCCAGGGAGGCCTATTACAATTTTCCCCCACCGGATGTGGTTGGAGAGAATGGATAAGCCCGGTACGGTGTTGATTACAGAGGGGTTTAAGGATTGCGTTAATGCGTGGCTCGCTGGTTTTGTAGCGGTCACACTGGGCGGAAATAATATGGACTGGGGACAATGGATCCATCTGTTAAATGAGTGGGAGGTTATAATCTGCCGGGACTTGGATGAGGGGGGTATTGCGTTGCAACGGTCTGTGTTGCGGGCGGGCTCGGAGGCAAAGAGTAAGCACGGGGATAAGTTTTGTATCCCAAAAATCTGGTCGGTGGATTGGACCGAGATGTCGCAAAAAAAAGGTTATGACCTGTCGGATGCTTTGGTGGACAAGCCGGATTTGTCCTATAGGGATTTGGTTCAGCTGGCAGATTATCACCAGGATAGATCCCGTCCGGAGTCATGGCCTACGGATGCCAAAGGTCGGCCGTATCAGCCTAAGCCGCCGTTGCGGATAGAGGCGTTTAATCGCGGGTATCGCATTTGGGCTGGGATGGAAGATACTCAGATGTATTTTCAAAAGCTGAAAACAAAAAAAATTGAGATGCTAAAAGCTCCGGCGTTTTGGCACCAGTTGGAATTTCGAATTCGCAAACGAACCACATCCGCACAACGGCCGCAGATACCTCAAAAAATGGAAATATTTAATCACACCAGATCC